CAAGTCTCTAGGTCTTCCTGGTACTTCGGGTGTTGATGGTACTTCTGGTTTTATCAAGTCTCTAGGTCTTCCTGGTGCCTCTGGTGTTGATGGTACTTCTGGTGTTGATGGTATATCTGGTACTTCAGGTGTTTCAGGTGTTGATGGTACTTCAGGTGTTTCTGGTACTTCAGGTGTTTCTGGTGTTGATGGTACTTCAGGTGTCTCAGGTGTTGATGGTATAGATGGTGCATCCGGTATAGATGGTGCCTCAGGTGTTGATGTTATAGATGGTGTTTATAGTATTTCTGATCTTCTAGGTGCTCCTGGCACTTCTGGTGTGGATGGTATTTCAGGTATCTCTGGTGTAGATGGTACTTCAGGTATCTCTGGTGTGGATGGTACTTCGGGTATCTCTGGTGCATCTGGCATAGATGGTATATCTGGAGTAAATGGTGCTTCTGGTGTCTCTAGTTCAAAGAATCGTTCTTTAAAAATCAATTTAAAGCAATTCTTCTCTGGTGGTAAAATAACAACAGAGAGTGGTAAGGACATTACGGGTGCAGGTGTTGATACTCAACTCATTGCTGCTCAACCAGGTGAAGTTGTAATCAACAAAGAAACTGTTAATTCAGTTGGAGCAGATTATTTCTTAAATCTCAATAAAGTATTTGGTGGTTCTGATTCCAATAAACCCAAAGAGGCAAAAGTACAAGCAGCATCTGGTGGTGGATTTATTAACTTTATAAGTTCTTTTGCTTCTGGTGGACAAGTAAATTATAATGAAGAAAATATAGATGAAAATCTTGATGAGATTCGTCAAGAAATTACAGAAGATGGGACGATTGGTGGTGAGAAATTAACACCAGAACAAAGAAAGAAAGCATTTAAGATTAGAAGTAATAAGGTTGCATTTAAGAACTTTGTATATAACTTCTTAGGTGTAGATGAAAAACCAAAAACTCAGACTGGTGGTGGTTCTGGAAGTAATGGTGGGTCAGGTGCTCCACCTTCGTCTATTCCAAGTACTAGGATGCTTCCTGGAACGGAAGTTTCATCTCTTACTATCAGAAAACCCGAGGAACAGAAGCAAAACGTAGAACCAGAACCGGAATCAAAAACTGATACTCAGAAGGAAAAAGTTGCAAAAGACTCCAAAAAGAAGGAGAAAAAAGTCAACAGTAGTCTTGAAAAGAATGTAAGTATTATTCGTAAGACTGTTGATTCTATCTTTAAAACTCTCACTGAGCAAAACAAGTTCCTTGGAAAACAAGTAGAGAAAGAAAGAAAGTCTTTTGAAAATCAGAAACGTAGTAAGAAAGAAGACAGATATGAAGCAAAGAAAGATAAAAAGTTCAAAAAAGCATTTGAAAAAACAGTAAAACCATTCAGCAATATTCTGGATGGAATCATAAATTATTTGACTGCTATTCTGTTGGGAAGAGCAATTACTAAATTGATAAACTGGTTCAGTGATCCAGATAATAAGTCTAAGGTTGAAAGTATTGGTAGATTCCTAAAAGATTTCTGGCCTGCACTTATTGGTGCATATTTGCTCTTTGGTAACTCTTTAGGTAGATTTATTTCTAGTATGGTTTTCTCGGTCACTAAGATGACTGCGAGACTTCTTAAGTTTGCAATACCAAAACTATACAAGGTTATTCGAAAGAATCCGATTGCTGCCGCAGCAACTGCGATTATTGGTGGTGCTGCTATTGGTGGTATGATGCAGTCGGAAACACCATCAAATGATCCAGAGAGAGCAAAGGAAGGAAAGACGCAACTAGAAGATACTCAAGATTTTGGTGGAACAACAGGTGCTCCAATCAGTGGAGATATGCTTGGATTTGCTGCTGGTGGTTTAGTTCCATTTAAAGGTGATGATTCAAATTTACCAAAAGAGCAGAAGGTACAACAATCACAGCAAGGAGATAAGAAAAAAGATAATCCTTTATTAAATCTTCTTGGTATGACGCCAAGTGGAATGGCAATTAAAGGTGCTATGTCCTTTGGTTCATCAGTCAAAGAAAAGGGGTTGGGTGGCACTATAAAAGATGTTGCAATGATGCATCCTCTTGCTAAGATGGGTGCCTTTGGACTTGGAAAAGGAGAAGAAGTATTAGGAAATATTAAAGAAAAGGGACTCGGTAATACTGCAATGGATGCAGCTGGCGGTCTTTATGGTAATGTTAAAGGATTCCTAGATGAAAAGGGTATCAGTGGTTACCTTGCAAATCAACCTGGAATGCAAATTGCAAGTGGACTGCTAAACAAAAACATGAAGATGTTTAGTGGCATTAAGGGATTTATGGATAATAAAGGTATTACCGATACCTTAATGATGAATCCTCTTATCAAGATGGGTGCATTTGGTATGGATAATATTATGAATTTTGGTAAGGATCCTGCAAGGGATATTACTGGAAATAGTGGAACTGATGTTAAAGGTGCTGGTGTTGATACTCAATTAATTTCTGCAAGACCTGGAGATGTCGTCATCAACAAGGAAGCAGCAACTGCTATGGGTCCAAACTACTTTGATACTATTAGTAGTGGAACTGGTGAGAAGATAAGTGGAGCAGGTCCTGATACACAGATGATTGCTGCACGTCCTGGTGAGATTGTTGTTAATCGAGAAACTGTAAATGCTGTTGGTGCAGATCACTTCCTAGGACTCAACAGATTATTTGGTGGTCCTGGTGCAAACAAACCAAAGACTGCAAAGGTTCAAGCAGCATCTGGCGGAGGACATGTTCTTCCTGCTTTCTCTTCTGGTGGTATGGTTGGTGGTGGCAAACCAAGCGAAGATTATAAAAAGGAAGGAGATAGTGCATCTAATGTAGAAAATAAAAGACTATTGGATGAAAGAGAAACTGATCTTAATAAAGAATCTTCTGGGGAAAATATAAGAACATCATCACCAGAATATCAAGAAAAAGAAATTGAAAAAACAACATCAATTGCTCCAAAAACTCAAATTGTTCCCGGAGCAAAAACAAATGCATCTAGTATGGATGATGACAAACCAGAACAAAAAGGATTTTTTGGTAAACTTATAGGAAGACTGGGATCCATATTTGGGTTGGATAAATCAAACAAAGAAACTCAAGATACCATTCAAATTCCACAAGAAACAATCAATTATATTATTGATACTTGTGTTAAAAGAGTATGTGAGATTATTAATTGCATTCCTGGACAAAAAAGTTCTGATAATGTGGTATCATCAACATCTTCAAGTTCTAGTGCTGGTAAAGTTGGAGATGCAAGGCAGGCGATTCCAATTCAAACGGTACAACCAATTGCCCCCATTACTTCTTCTATACCTACACCTACACCTGCACCATCTAAACCTAAAATTTCTTCAAAACCAAAACTAGGTGGTGGTGCTTCAAATGCACAAACAGGATCAAAGGTTACTTCAACACCCACGGAAAGTTTAGTTCCAAGTTCATCTTCTTCTGGTGCCACTGGAAGTGCCAGTGCCACTACTGGAGGATCTAGCAGTGGATCGGGTGGTGGGTCTGGCGGAGGCAAATTTGGTCCATTATTAGATTTTATATCCAAAGGTGAAGGTGGTTACAATTCTATGAATCAAGGAACCAGGGGAGGAAGAATTGTCGGAAGTACTAATAATTCATCATCAATCTTAGGAAAGAATCTTCCAGACATGACCATTGGAGAAGTTATGGAAAATCAAGCGTCTGGTAGATTATTTGCTGCTGGTAGATACCAAATCATTCCAGAAACGATGAAGTTTGCATTAAAGGCTTCAGGTTTAAGTAAGGATGATAAGTTTAATGAAGCAAATCAAGATAAGCTTGGCATTTCATTGATTCAATATAAAAGACCATATGCATATGAATATCTAACTGGAAAGCACGACGATTTGAATGGCGCAATGCTAGAAATGGCAAGAGAGTGGGCTTCCTTACCAGACCCAAATACGGGAAATAGTTATTATGGAAGTGGAAATAGAGCATTGCATACGGTGGAAGAAGTTAAAGCAGCAATGATGGCAACTAGAGGTGCCAAAGATACTCCGATGAAAAAAGAAGAAAAATCATCTTCACCTCAGTCTTCATCTCTTGCTCAAGTAGGGTCAAAAGTTACGTCATCTCCAACAGAAAGCTTAGTTCCAGGTGGAGATGTCAAGAAAAAAACTGAAGATGCTAAAAAACCAACTGTTGCAGAAATTGAAAAAATGGATATTAAGACGCTGAATAGTTTCCTTGATCCTACAAAGACGGGTGCCTCATTCCCTCTCGTGTTTGCAGCAGCAAAAGCAGCAAAAGAAAAAGCAAGAGCAGAAGGAATTCCTGAAGATGAAGTTCAAAGATTAGGTCAAGTTGCGGCAGTAACAGCAAAATTATATGGAAATGCAAAAAATAAATCTATATCTCCTCTTGGAAAAGATTTAAATTTGAATATACCAAGAATGGACTTGTCTGGAATGAAGAATCCATTCCAAATTGGAGAAGTCAAAGAAAATTCTGGAAAAGATTTAAATTTGAATATACCAAGAATGGACTTGTCTGGAATGAAGAATCCATTCCAAATTGGAGAAGTCAAAGAAAATTCTGGGATAGATATAGAAGGTGCAACTGCTGATAGGCAACTCATTAAGGCACAACCTGGTGAGTATGTATTGCCTTTTGATACTGTAATGAGACTTGGTGGTCCTAGAGCACTTGATTCTTTAGTTGCTAGAACAGATAGCAACTCCACCGCAGCAAAACTTGGTGCGATATCAAAACCATCATTGGCAGTTGAGCAACCAGTAATGGATGATATGTCAATGATTGATACTCTCCCAGCAATTATACAATCCTCTGGTGGTGGTAGTGATCAAGGGGGAGGACGTGGATCTGATATTCCAGGTGTAACAATCTCTGATAATGCTGCAAGAAGACAAGCAAGAATTATGTACGGACTAGTTTAAAAAATGGCATTACCAGCAATACTATCAGGCGGATCAAAATTACTTAGTGGAGGTTCTAGACTTGCTAGAACTGCTAATGTTGGTCGTAAATTATTAGGAATAAAAGGAAAGAAAAATAAAGAAACTCGGGTTGAAGATAACGAACCATCTGCAATTATTGTTCGTCCATCAACAACTCTCATTCCTGCAACGATTAACGTTTCTGATAGTCAATCAACGACTGAACCACAATCTACTCCTGTATCTGGAAAGAGTACTCTCGAAGAAGATGTAGAGTATATCAAGAACAAAACTCTTGAAATAGACAAACTTCTTAAAAGTTCTTTTGCACAAAGAAAGAAAGAAGCAGCAAAGTTAAGAAAATCAAGAGAAAATGCAAGAAGAAGTAAAAAGGAAGAGGGGTATGAAAAGGGTGGCAGTAGTGGAATACTTGGAAAGGCAAAAGAAAAAGTAAAAGCACCTTTTAGTAATATATTTGAAGGTATTAAGAATTATCTAACATCTATCGTACTGGGATTTATTGCAGTTAGACTTATTCCACTATTACCAAAATTAATTGAGTTAGCAAAATTCATCGCTCCTGTAGTAAACTTTATTACTGATTTTGCTGGTGTTATACTGAACGGTCTTGTAACATTCATTGACTGGGGATACAAGGCATATGATGCAACCGCAGGGTTTATTAAGAATATTGGTGGCGAAGATGCTGCTAAGGTTTTTGATAAGTTCAGTGGCGCATTTACTCTTTTTGCAAACTTAGCAATTGTTGCTGGTCTAGCTGCTGCTCGTGCAGGAGATGGTCCAGACTTTGGTGAAGGTAGAAAAACTGGTATTGGAAAAGGTCGTAAAGGACCCACACCAATCTCTGGTAGAGGTAAGGGAAGACAAAGAACAACTACTTCTCGTTCGGCAAGAAAATATTTTGATAGATTTGGAAGAGATGCTGCAGAAAAGAGATTTGGAAAGGATGCTGTAAAGAGTCTTGGCGGCAAGTATGGTAGGTCTGGAGTTACAAATACTTTCAGAAAAGGTGCTACTGCTGTTGCTGATAAGATCGGTGGAAAAGGTGGAATCAAAGCACTTGCAACATTAGGAAAGATTGGTAAGTTTATCAAAGTTCCTGTTATTGGTGGTATTATTAGTGCGGTTATCTCATTAATGAGTGGAGAATCGCCTGGAAAAGCAATATTCAGTGGAATCGGAACTGTTCTTGGTGGTGCTCTTGGATCACTTATTCCTGTTCCTGTTGTGGGAACAATTCTTGGTGGTTTTATTGGTGAGTATGTTGGTGATTTACTAGGAACGTTATTCTTTGGTGGAGGTATTGGAGCTGCTGGTGCTAAACTCGGAAAAGATATTCTGGGAATATTCACTGGAGTGGGTAAAGGTGCCAAGGCAATCTTTGACTGGATATTTGGTGGAGGATTATTTACCTTACTGAAAAATGTGGGTGGCGGTTTATTAAAGTTTGTTGGTTACCTTCTAAATCCCGGTGGACTATTATTTGATGCATTGAAAGGCGGAGCGGGTGCAATTAAGTTTATAGTTGGTGGATTGTTTAATCTTATCAAGAGTATAGGTGGTGGTACACTGAAATTTGTAACTTACCTTCTAAATCCCGGTGGACTATTATTTGATGCATTGAAAGGCGGAGCGGGTGCAATTAAGTTTATAGTTGGTGGATTGTTTAATCTTATCAAGACTATAGGCGGCGGCGCACTGAAATTTGTAACTTACCTTTTAAATCCTGGTGGTCTTCTTTGGGATCTCCTAAAGATGGGTGGTAATGTTGCAAAGTCAATATTTAATTTTGCAATAAATGCGATTGGTAGTTCGGTTCAGTTCATCAAGGACTTTATTGGTGGTATCTTCTCAAGATTTATAGGAAACTTCCCAAGCATAGGAATTCCAAAGGGGTTTGGAATTCAAACAACTCTTGGTAAACTTTTAGGATGGATTCCTTTCCTTCAACCTTATATGGAAGATGGAAGGTTGACAGCATTCCCAGACCTGTCAATGTTTATTCCTGGTCTTGGACTTCCATTCTTCACAGCACATCTGGGCAAATCAATGTTCCCAGGATCTTTCTTTGATAGTATGCCAAGTGGACTTGGTGATGTTTGGAAAGGTTCAACCGATGCAGTAAAAAATATTACCGAAGGTGTTACTAATACTGTCACCAATGTAGCAAAAGTAACACAGAGAGTAGGACGTGGTATTGCTGATGCGCTGACATTTAATGTATTTGATTTTGATAAGAAAAATGAAGTAGAAAAGAAAGAAGAGGGTGGTACTGTTGGATTAACTGCGGAAGAGAAAGAAAAGAAATTAAAATCTGATAAAATTATTCCAACAATTAAATCTCCAGAACTTTCTATTAAAGATGTTGGTGCTACATTGAAGGGTAGTGGTAAAACTGGAGAAAAGATAAAATCACTCTACAAACCTTCAGGTATTATTGCACTTACTAAATTGGGAAATGAATTCAGAAAAATTCCTATTGTTGGTGAGTCAATGGCAACTGCTGTTAGGATTGCACTTGGTATTAAACCAGATTCCAGGACATTTAATGCAATTGGTGCAAATCTTATTAATTTTGCAACTCTTGATAATATAGACGGCATTGCTTCCTCTCCTGGAGAACTTGCACAAGTTGCAACAAAAATGGAAACTGGCGGTGAAGTTGACTTTATATCAGACGTAGAATCTTTAGATAATTCTGCCAAGGCAATCAATATGGGTAATTTCCTAAAGACAGAATTGCAAAGATTAGATTTAACGGCAGTAGAAGAAGAGGAGGGGAAAAAACAAGAAAGTATATTTGATAAATTATTTGGTCTATTTAAACCCAAATCAAACAATGAAAATCCAACTAATCCTACCAGTCCCGGTGCATCTGGTTCCTTTACAGGAAGTAGTGGCGGAGCTGGTGTAGGGACACCTGAGCAAATGGCACTTCTGGACACAATATCTTTTGCAGAGGGAACAACAAAGAGTTATGGAACTATTTTTGGAGGAAAAGTTGTTCCAGAGTTGGAAAAAGGTGAATTAACTATTGACCAAGTTCATGCCATGATGATGAGTGGTAAACTCAATGGTAAAAATGTTGGATATGCAACAGGTGGTCGGTGGGAATCTGCTGCGACTGGTAGATATCAGTTTATGCCAGATACATTGAGAGATATACAAAGAAATATGGGACTTTCTGGAGACACTTTATTCACTCCAGAAATGCAAGATAAGATGATTTTGGATAGAATTGCTAGTTTCAGAGGAGTTACTCCAGAACTTTTGGCAGCAGAAGGGTTAAGTACAAATGTTCTTGATAAACTTGCTCGAGAATTTGCTTCTTTACCATCCTCCGAGAAAGGTGGTAAGAGTTTCTATGGTCAACCAGTAAAGAGTGCTGAAAGTCTTCGTCAAACTTTTAACTCTGCAGTAGGTGCTAGGAAAGAAGAAGCACAACAGGCACAGATGGCACAACAGCAACCGCAAAGTTCTGCTCCTAATATGCAGACAGCAGATCCTTCTTCAAGACCAAAAAGTGATGGATCTAAACTTGCTGGTGAACTTGGAAGATTCTTAGACCTTAAGGGTCTTGGTGATTGGGGTTCTGGAACACACCAACACCCAGAACATCCACCTTGGCCAAAAGAGAGTGGTCATGCCCCAAATTCTCTACACTATGAATCTCAAGGAGCAAGGGCACTTGATATTGGTGGTTTTGGTCCAAATGCATATAGAAAAAACGGTTATACTGGAACTGATGACCAAACTCAAATTCTTGCTGCAATTTCAGAATTTAATTCAAGTAAGGGTGCAACTCCGGTAGAATTGTTTCACGAAGTAAATGAACCAAGTGGACACTGGAATCACGTTCACGTTGCTTATCAGGGTGGTGGACTTATTCAAAAGAATGAAAATAATATTTCCAGATCTCTTCAAACAAAAATGTCTTATGATAAAAAATCTACTAGAGTTCTAATTCAACCAGTAATTACAGAGAGAACTATAACAAAGACAAAACCAATTCCTATTAGGTCTACGAGTTCTGCTGGTGGTGGTGGAGTAAATAATGTATCTGATAGTCTTTTTGCAGGATAAAAATGGGAGTCAATCATGCACTATCAAGTGCAAACATAACAAAATTTTTAGTTTTTTCTAATACTGCTGGTGAAACAGATATTAGATTACTTCTTACTGAAATGAACTATGAAGAAAGCGTCTTTGATGTCAGTATCAGAATGTCTGTAACTGTTGTAGATGCTGCTGCCCTTCCAAATTTTGCTCCTATATCTAGTACCTTTGATGACCTAAAACTTGCAGGTGGTGAGAAAGTTGAGGTTGGATTTACAGATAATTATGGTAATGAATATGAATTAGAAATGTACATCGATACTCTTGATGAATTGGGTAATACTACTAAGACTCAGACATACCGCATTAGTATGGTATCAATGGAATATTTGATGAATGAATCTAAAAGGGTTAGAAAAAAACATGAAGGAAAAATATCTGATAGTCTTGTAAAAATTTTACGGGAAGACTTACAAACCGGAAAAGATATATTTGTAGATGAGACGATAAATAACTATAGTTTTCTTGGAGTGAATAAAAAACCATTTTATTGGTGTATATCTCTTGCTAAAAAATCTGTTCCATTTAAGAAAGGACAGGTTGCTGGTTATTTTTTCTATGAAAATTACTTTGGATACCAGTTTAAAGCACTTGATGAACTTTTTGCACAAGATCCAAAATTTAGTTGCATTTATAATGAAACAACTGATAGAATTCCCGGTGGATATGATGCAAAGATACTAGATTATACATTTGATAATAATATAAATTTTCAGAATGAATTAAAACTTGGAACCTACAACACAGAGAGATTTGATTTTAATCCATATGATCAAAGGTATAAAGAAAATCCATTTACATTTCGGGAACAAGAAGGAGCAATTGTACCAGTAGCAAAAACAAGAATTGCCGAGAGAATCAATCCAATCTTTATAGAAAGTCCATCAAGATTTTTAGATTATCCACAGGATATTGGTACTTTACCTCCAGGGTCACACTTAGAGGAGCAACTTAAAAAATCAAAAGAACCAAATCTTGAATTGGATGATGTTGCTACACAGGCAGCAATGAGATATCAACAAGCATGTACTATTCAAGTAACGATTACAATTGCTGCAAATCTTGGTCTTAACGTCGGTGATATAATCTTTGCAGATATCCCAGAAGTTTCCTCGACATCTAAACCAAAACCTGAGAATACAAATAGTGGACTATATATGATATCAGAGTTATGTCATAAGTTGACACCGAGAAGATCGGCAACTAAACTTGTACTTATAAGAGACTCTTACGATAGGTAAAAACATGGAAAACATCGAATCCCATATTGAAAAGGACAGAAAGATCCTTGATAACCCTCAAACTTCCCCGCAACAACGTCGGCATATTGAGAGTGAACTAGAAGAACTAGAAACATACGTTAAGAATCATAAAGAAGATATTGAGGCAGGAGATCATCACGATCCCACTCCACTTGAACTTTATTGTGATTCAAACCCAGAAGCAGACGAGTGTAGAATCTACGAGGACTGATGACAAGACTTTTTGATCAGCAATCATTTGGTTCAGGAGGAGCTAACTTTTGGATCGGTCAAGTTGTTGACGATTCAACTTGGAGAGATAACGTTAACCCCAAACTGCATGAAGATCCAGCAGACATCAAAGGATGGGGTTATCGTTATAAGGTAAGAATTTTTGGTAATCAAACAAAAATTAAAACCGACGATGAAGTTCCTGATGAACTGCTTGCTACGGCAGAAGTTCTGTATCCAGTTACTGCTGGATCTGGACAAGCAGGAAGTAGACAAACCCCCAATTTAAGACAAGGAAACTTTGTACTTGGATTTTATAAGGATGGTCTAGATTCACAGCAACCCGTCATTATGGGTGCTATTGGAACTAATGACAACATTGTGTTGGAAGGTGCTGATCCAGAAGAAGGATTTATGGCACGGACTGGAACCGATGGTCTTTCTGGTCCAATTCCAGTTGCTGCAAAAGATCAATTACTTTCTTCTAATGGTAGTGATAAACCAGTAAGAGAAGGAACATCAGTGAGTATTGCTGCGATTTCTGATCCAATGCAAGCATTTGCTGGAAATGAAACGACAGCACTTAAAGTTGCTGATAAAAATAAAGAAAATGAATTGGACACTGTTCAAATCATTATTAAAAATTTACTAGCAGTCATTAATAGAGTTAGAGCTTCTTCAGCATCATTTTTTGGAGCATCAACCGCTCCTACTAGAATTATAAAATCAGAAATCAATAAGGTTATAAATCTAGTTGCAAGTTTTATCAAATCATTAATTCAAAAAATACGTGGAACAGTCATTACTGCACTTAATAATGCTGTAAAGGATTTTGTTTATTTTCTATTTCCAAACCAGAGACCAGTACTAGAAGAAATTCAAGTCCAGGCAACTGATACCATAGGGTGTGTATTCAATAAGATTATTGATGGTCTGATTACTCTTGTAAAAGGATTTTTAGAGGAATTTATTCAAAATAACGTCAATGCTCCTTTATGTGCAGTTGAAGGTGCAGTAGGAAAACTTTTAAATAATGGATTAGTAGATGTTGCAGACGCATTGAGCTCTGTTCTTGGTCCTATTCAAGGTGTGTTTGCTGGAATTGGTGGTGCTGCTAATATTGGTGGAGGTCTTAGTGTTGGTGGAATTATTGACCAAATAGCAGCAGTTCTACAATTTTTGTCTTGTGATGAGACTCAACAACATCCAAAAATTAAAGAGTGGAGTCCTTGGGCAGGCATTAAGGGAACCACTCCATTATCAAGTCCTCTCTCTAATTTAATTGCAGGTGTAAACTTGGGTGGTGCAGCACCAGCATGTAACACAGGACCTTCTCTTGCTGCTCCACCAGCATTAGTTGCAATTGGTGGTAATGCACTTATCGATGCTGTATTTAATCCGATCGTAAGTGCATCTGGCGAAATTATTGCTGTGGACATTGTGAATCCTGGTGTTGGTTATCAAGCAGCACCAACGATTGTAGTAACAGCAACGAATGATCGGGGAGTTATTGGCGGGGGAGCAGTTCTTCAACCAGTTGTCCAAAATGGAGCAGTAACAGATGTTGTTGTAAAAGAATCTGGATCTGGTTTTCTACCAGCATCTAACGGAACAACAGTTGGTGCAGGAAATGTAGTTTTCAGCACTCCTGGACAAACAGTTGTCTTTTCCAAACCTCCAGGACCAAGAATTCCTGGTGGTACAACTTTGAATAGCAGTTTCTCAGTCCCTAGAGGTGCATCTATACCTTCAGGAACAATTATACCTTCAGGAACAACTCTTCCTACAGACTTAATTCTCTCAGAAGGATCTGGTGGAACTCCTGTGGTCCTTGAAGGTACTGCGGGTTTAAGATTACTTGCTGGTGGTGTTGGTGGAGATGCAGTAAATTTAAATGGGCAACCCGCATTCCTAGGTGGAAGTGGAACACCAATTTCTGGTGGACTTAGTGGAATATTCAATTCTTTAAATGGCGAACTTGTATTAGATGTCGAACAAGATGTAACTCCACCACAAACACTTGATAATATTGAAGAATCATCTGCTATCTCTGAGGATGTTTTTTCTGGTGGAACTGAATTGAGAGCTGGTTCTACGGGAGGAACACCAGTACTTGTTGATTCAGTTCCACTAACTGCTGGTGGTGTTCCTGTAAATGCTGGTGGAAATGGGGGAGAACTTGTAACTTCTGGTGGTTCTGGCGGAACACCTGTGACTATTGGAGGAGTTCCTGTAACTGATTCCAATGGAGTTCCTGTAACTTCTGGGGCAACTGGAGGAACACCTGTAATTGCTGGTGGAACTGGAGGAACACCTGTAATTGCTGGTGGAACTGGAGGAACAAATGCAACTGCTGGGGCAACTGGAGGAACTGCTGGGGCAACTGGAGGAACTGCTGGGGCAACTGGAGGAACAAATGCAACTACTAACATTACTCCTATAAATTCTAGTGCTGGTCCTTTACGTGTTGGAGCAAGTGTTAGTGCATCTACAACACTTACTACAACTAGACCTAGAAGAACTAATGCAATTCGCAGACGTTCAACTCAGAATACAATAACTGTTGGTGGAACTGGTGGAACTAGGTTGACTGCTGGCGGAACTGGAGGCAGACCAGCAACTATTAATGGTTCCCCACTATCTGTTGGTGGACAAGGTGGAACTATATTATCTGTCGGTGGACCAGGAGGAATACCTGTAACGGTAGGTAGATTGCCTGTAACTCTTGGTGCAGCAGGGGGAACACCTATTAATGTTGGAGCAACAGGGGGAACTCCGGTAACCGCAGATAGACAATCTGTGACTGTTGGAGCAACAGGAGGAACACCAATATCTTCTGCAACTAGAACTAATAGCAGAAAAAATGTAGCAGTACCTACTATACCTACGATAAATCCAGAGACAGGAGAATTTGAAGTTACAGATGAAACACCTATAACTGTTGGTGGAACTGGTGGATTACCTTTAACTGTTGGATCAGATGGTGGCGATCCAGTGTCTATTAATAGGTCACCCATAACTGTTGGTGGTTCTGGAGGAAGAGTGTTAAGTTCTGGAGGAGCAACTCTTGCAGTTGCTAGAAAGGAAGTATTTCTTACAGAAGGAACAACTTTGACTGAAGACCTAGTAGTTTCATTTGATAATACTATTCCAGAAGGATCTATCATTAGTTCTGGAACTACAATTCCATTTGATATTGAATTGACCACAATTTTAGATCTTCCTAAGCAACTTATTGATGCGATTCAAGCAGAACCATTTTCAAATTCTCTTGAGGCTGGAGATGTTGAGGGTCTTTTGGAATTTGGATACACTGCTTACTCTCCAAACAAAACAGTTAGAGTAAAACCAGGTGACCAAATATCTGCACCGTTTGGAACTACATCAGAGATTGTAGATAATCTTGGAAATGTTATTGATACCATTATTGGTAAAGGACAAACTGTTCCAATCACAGTCAAAAGTTTTGGAAATTACACAACTCCAAAACCAATAACAGAAACTACCGATTTTAGTGGGTTATCTATAACTGCTGGTGGTTCTGGCGGAACACCTGTGACTATTGGAGGAGTTCCTCTAACTGATTCTAATGGAGTTCCTGTAACTGTTGGTGGAATTGGAGGAGTTCCTCTAACTGATTCTAATGGAGTTCCTGTAACTGTTGGTGGAACCGGAGGAGCTCCTGTAACCGATTCGAATGGAGTTCCTGTAACTGTTAGTGGAACTGGAGGAACACTTGTAACTGATTCCAATGGAGTTCCTGTAACTGTTGGTGGAACTGGAGGAACACCTGTGACTACTGGGGGAGTTCCTGTAACTGATTCGAATGGAGTTCCTGTAACTGTTGGTGGATCTGGAGGAACACCTTTAACAGTCGAGTCTAATAAGATAACTATTGGAGAAGAACCATCAGATGGACTGGGTAGATATCCTGCAGTCTTAGCAATAAAAGATGTAGCAGTTCTAAATAATGGCATCAACTATAGTGATATTGATGAGATTGTAGTTACTCCTGATAATGGTGCTAAACTTGAACCAATACTTGATGATTTTGGTAAGTTAATTGATGTGAATGTAATTGATGGTGGTCTTGGATTTAAGGAAATGCCAAAAGTAATAGTTAAGTCAAAAACGGGAATTAATGCTAAAATAGTTCCTGTATTTGATGTTATTAGATTAGGAGAAGATGTGGAAGAATCCCTCAATGTTCCAGCAGGAACTCCAACTGTTAAAGTAATTGATTGTGTGGGTCAAGTCACATGACAGAAAAGATAAACTATTATTGCCTAGAATATGGAAATAGTGATGCTTCAATTCGATTTGGAACTCTTGAAACTCAACTAAATGATATTGCTGGTGAGGTCATCTCTGATGTAAAATTACAAGCATCATATGAGGGTCACTATATTTCTTTATGTAAGGATGGACCAAGAGAAGGTTGGACTGTTGCCAGATGTCCTGGAGCATTTTCAATCACTTCTGGTGAGTTTTTTGATGGACCAGGATCAGAAAATGCATTCATTGTTGTCACAAAACAGGGTGATATTGTATTAAATGCTGAAAATGGTGATGTTAGAATCATTGGAAGAAATGTCGAAATCATTGGTGGTCAAGCAGCAGGTAGTAATGACGTAGGAAATGTCAATATTACTGCAAATGAACAGATTAATTTAAACGCCAAAGTCATTAATCTCGATGCAGAAAATGCCTGGAAGTTTCTTTCATCTGGTATTGGTAGAATTAGTTGTAAAACTACAATGGAAATGTATGCTGGATTTACTAAATGTGTAACATCAGCATCTGCGACAAATCCATCTAAACTTGGTGGAAAAAGTACTACGAAAGTTGTTAAGGAAACGGAGGGACTTACATAAATGTCAATGGAATTTGATGATATTGCAATTGGAAAGAGACTCTTTGTAGGTGAGGGAACACCATTTTCACTGGGTATTGGTCCAGCTGAAATTAGAGGGTCTGCATACATTGAGGGTCCTTTAGTGTTGGGCAGTGCTCCTTTATTTCCATTTGTAAGTGCAGCAACTATGATTGGTCCTGTTACCAATTCAGAGTCTCCAGCGCCAATTATTCCCGGCACGATTGCTTTATTCAATCGGTCTCCATATTCACTATCTGTTGTTGGAGATGCTGCGGTTTTTGATAACCTGACAGTTAATGGGCAAATTGAGGTAGGAACTAATGTAATTGCACAGGGTGAGGTTATTGCAAGAGTTCTTGGTGGACAGCATATTCTTTCACTTAAAAAGAACTTTGATATTCCACACCCATCAAAAGCAGATTGGAGACTAAGACATACATGTCCAGAAGGTCCATCGAATGATGTATATATACGTGGTAGAGTTACTGGTGAGAATCACATCAATCTACCTTCTTATTGGAAAAATTTTGTTGATACAACTTCAATCACAGTAAACTTAACTCCAGTCGGAGCACATCAAGATGTGATTATCAAGAGAATCGACGAGAAAAAGATTCATCTGCAATCAAAAGGAAACATGCCTATTGATTGTTATTATCACATCTTTGCTGAAAGAAAAGATGGAGAGAAACTTATATCAGAGTATCCAGGAAAAACTCCAGAGGATTATCCTGGAAATAATGACGAATACTCTGTTGTAGGGTATAATTATGATAAAAGGAGATAAATTTAATTATGGCAGAAGAAAATCCACAGTTATTCATTAACCGGAGAGTAGGCAAAAAAGATTGTTCGGAACCAACTATTGTTGGTAGACCAGGTGTATTTTATGATTATGTACCAAAGCATCACAATGAAGATGTCAACTTTGACGAGGATCTGAGAAAAATTCTACCTCTCGAAGAGTGTGTACCCTGGTATTATTTTAATATGAGGGTAGGTAACGTCTGGTTTGAAGAATCTATTATTGGTGAAGGAAATATCTTCACTACCGGTGAAATTTCATGTGTTGGAACGGGTGGTCCCCATACTTTATCTGGTAAAAAGAATCTACCATTTGATATGCCCCACCCAAACAAAAAGGGGTGGAGACTTCGCCATGTTTGTATTGAAGGTCCAGAGATTGCAGTCTATTGTAGAGGAGAAGTTCCTGCAAACGGAGTTATTGATCTTCCAAGTTATTGGGGTGGTCTTGTTAATACAGAAGATATGACAATCAACCTTACTCCAAGAGGACATTGGCAAGAACTTTTTGTTCAAGAAGTCCGATGGGGTAGGCAAGTTGTTGTAAAGAACAATGCAGGTGGATCAATCAAAGCAGATTATCACATCATTGCTCGTAGATTGGATGATGATCTAATCGTTGAGTATGAAGGAGAAAACTATACAGATTATCCTGGAGGTAATGAAGGTTATTCCTTCAACTATGAGCACAATTATGTGGAAAATCTTATCAAAGAAACTGTAAAGAATGAAATGAGGAGTAATTGAGATGGCAGAAAATCCATTTGTTAATGCAATTCCAAACGGAGAAGAGGGTAAGCAACGTGATGGGAAAGAACCACCAGATGCTTTTGTACCCGGATTTTCAGATTGTGGTATTTTTACTGGAAGAGGTAACTATAATATTGTATCTTGTGGTCCTTTTTCTGGAAACATAAATTGTAGTGGATCTCTTACTGCTGGTGAAGCAGTAGTGGCTGGTGGTGCGGTAAGATCCAATCAGCTGGTCAGTGCTCCAATCGTTAAAGATGATTTTGGAAATATTCTTGCTAAAAAGAAGGATTTGCCTTTTGATATGATTCATCCCACTAAACCAGGATGGAGATTACGTCATGTTTGTCTTGAAGGTCCAGAGATTGGTGTCTATTTGCACGGAAAAAATAAAGGAAATGTTATTAATCTTCCAGATTACTGGAAAGGATTAGTGAAGAAAGAGACTATCAGTGTAGTTTTAACACCAATTGGTAATCCTTATGTTCTCTATATACAAAAGATAGAAGATAATAAAGTTTATATTGGATCAAACGTAGATACTATTTTTAAAGATAAGATAAACGAAATCGAATATAACTATGTCATTCATGCTTCAAGATATGATGATGACTTGATAGTAGAGTATGAAGGTAAATCACACCTAGATTATCCTGGTGATAATGAAGGTTTCAGTTTCAATTATGAGCATAATTATGTGGAAAATCTTATCAAAGAAACTGTGAGAGAATCTGTGAAAGAAAACATGGAATCAAAATAAATAAAGTTAAGTGCAGACTATCTCTGGTTAAAACATGGCCGAACCAACAATTACTATTACTCCAAGTTTCGGTCGTGTTTTATCGTTTGATGAAAGAGTCACAGATCAAGTAATAAATGTCAAAAGCACGCTTATTGAAAATACTCAATCAGTAATAGTTTCCTTTGCGGGATTTACTTTTACTGAGAAAATGAATGACAATATTGCTGTAGTTGGTATTGCATCAACATTCTTTGACAATTTAGTAGACGCAGAAACATATACAATCTCAGCATCAGTAACAAACATTTTTAGTGAGACTGCTGAAGGTCCATTTGATTCTTATGACTTTACAGTTCTTCCTTCTAATGAAGGTAGTGGTGGTGATCCTGTTGGTGGTGGTAGTTCACTGTTTATTCGAGATGACAATATTCCTATCGGGATTGTTACAACACTGAACTTTACAGGTGATGGAATTTCAGCATCTGTCACTGATAAAATTGGAACGATCACCGTTGATGAGATAACATCAATAACCAATATTACGAATAATATTATTGGTGGCGGCAGTACACTGTTTATTGAACACCAAGATGAACCTCTTGGAATTGTGACAACTATGAACTTCACGGGCACAGGACTCACAGTAGTTGTTGCCAATGAAATTGCAGAGATTATTGTTGATGAATATGATGAACACTTCGATGGTGGATTCTTCACTGATCCTCCAAGTGCTGATGACAATGATCCTGACAGTGCTGGTTTTGGTTCTGGCAATACAATATTGGTACAATATGAAGATGCACCAGTTGGTTTTGTCTCAACCATTAACTTCATTGGTGAAGGTGTCTCAGCTAATGTTTCCAACTTTATCGGTGATATCACTATTGAGGGAGACTTTGATGGTGGGTCCTATTAAGGAACTGGCACACTGACTCCCCATTCCACCCATTTGTGGGTTATAATAATCAGGTAGCAAAAACAAAATGTCCAACAAAGACAAAAAATTCCTCCACATTCAATCCGAAGATGAAGAGTACTTGACCAGATGTGTTGTAGATACATCATCTCGTCGGTTTTATTTGTACTCTAATGAGGGAACAGAACAAATCGTAGATTGTGAATCAGTGGATCATTTTATGGAACTGCTGACGATCTGTAGAGATTACCTTACAGATGAACTAGTCTATGCAAACCCTATCGTTTCTGAAAAATGAAAACATCAGTCCTACTACTACTGGCTATTCTTCTACTTCCAGGCAATGCTATTGCTAAAGGACGTTCTGGTTATTCCAGAGACGTGAAATGTTACAAAGATGTATATCGAGAAGAATATATTCCAGGCACGAGAGAAAGTCCTGGTTATGTTCGCAGGTTTACAAAGAAAAAAGAAATTCCCTGCCAAAGACCAAATAAAAAGTATAATCAACCAACATATCATCCCAGAACAAACTCATCCAATGTAGATGATAACTCATGCATTGAAGGTAGTATTCTCGGAGGTATTGCTGGTGGTGGTGCTGGTGCTGCACTTTCCCGTGGAGATGGTCGTATCTGGGCAATTCCTCTAGGTATTGTTGGTGGTGCATTGGTCGGTTGTCAGGTTGATGGAGGTTGACATAAAGGCAGATACTTAGTATAGTATCTGTATGCCGGTGTGGTGTAATGGTAGCCACGTATGTCTTAGGAACATATTCCGTACGGAGTGAAGGTTCGAGTCCTTTCACCGGCACCTTACGGGTTCAAACTTATTGTGGTAAAAACAAATCTAAATAACTAAAAATGGAAAGGAGCGATGAAGTTCAGACTAGAACAATTCTATTGCCTCTACCAATCCGAAGGGATTCAATTTCCAGTTTTAATGTATGCAATCAATGGGTATCCTTATACATTCGATACCCTACCTCCAGAGGATGAACTTGAACCCGATATAATTCAAGAGATCGCGGAACATAAGAAAATATGGACTGATGAAGACATATACCACTCATCAGTTTACTTAATGCTAGAGGACTGTCACCCCTGCTTTAACGAATTAGATTTAGAGAATCCAGAACTGTTGCCAAAAGATTAGAGCTGTATTATAAATAATAATAAGCACTTGATATATACAATGGGCACATCTAATAGTCATAAAGAGGCAATGGAGGAGTGGGGAAGAAATGAAAGACAAAAAAATATTAAAAAGTATTTAACTTCCCCAAAGCATTGTAAAGAGTGTGGTAGTCCGATTCCTTACGAAAAAAGAAATACAAATGTTTTTTGTAGTTCAAGTTGCTCTGTATCTTATAGCAATAAAAGAAGAGCAGCAGCAAAACCGAATTGTATAGTCTGTGGAGTAGAATGCAAATCAAAAAAATCTACATATTGTAGCACAAAGTGTCAGCACGCACATAAAAATGAAGTTAATTTATCTTTATGGAAAGAGACTGGAATATATCCGGGAAAATCCTTAGTTAAAAGATATCTATCAGAAAAGAAGAGTGGATGTTGGAACTGCGGTATAGTTGATTGGATGAATAAACCAATAGTTCTGGAACTAGAACACATTGATGGTAATGCATATAATAATCAAGAAGACAATCTTTCTCTCCTATGTCCAAATTGCCATTCTCAAACCCCCACATATAAAGCAAAAAATAAGGGGAATGGTAGGGTAGCAAGAAGAGAGAAGGCAAAACAAGATTATTACAGGTCTATTGACAAATAATTTGTTTATGTTATAATAAATAAATCTACCGCCCCCATAGTTGTAGTAGTTAAAACAGCCGCCTTGTAAGCGGCAGTCGCGGGTGCAAATCCTCGCTGGGGGCTTTAAAAAAATAAATAGTCAGAAAGTATTATGAAAACTTTCAATCATTTTAAAGAAGACATCGATAAAAGAAGAGAGCAGATTGCTGCTGTTGGTGATAAGAAAAGGGCGATGGAAGTTCAAGACCGAGATAACGTAACCCAGCAGGCAAAACTCAAACAAATGTCTAGCAAGTTGAAAGATCAAGTTAAAGGGGAGATCTATAAGGAGTTGGGTATTAAATGAAAATTAATCTTTGGTACTCTAAAAATATGGGTCAGTGGAGATGGACTCTCTGTGAACAATTTGATAATGGAAAAACAAAACTAGAACAACATTCTGGGCAGAGAGAAGAACTTCGTCCAGCAATGGAAGATATCGCAAATACGGTAGAATATCTTATGAGTAAATGCTAACATTTATAGGTAGTTTTACTTATTTTTTTATAGATAGTGTATAATCTACAAGTAGAACAATGAGATGTTCTAACACAACTCTGTTCATAGCTTTTATCATGTTTATTGTATTCATTATACATTCACTATCCACTGATCTAGAATGAAAAATTTTATTCTATTCCTTGTTACTCTAACTGCTATTTCTACGGTTGAAGTTTATACCGAGATTATTTTATCCACGATTCATTAAGAACATAAATAATCCAACGGAATGTAGTGTTAAAGTATCATGGGTCTTAGTAGACTGGATAATTTTCTTAAGAATAATCGTGGTGTCATTCTTTATGTTAATCCTAGCGATAGAGATGCAACAGATAGCATAGAGAACCAAGGTAATTCACTTGCAAAACCTTTTAGAACGATTCAGAGAGCATTGCTTGAAGCAGCAAGATTCTCTTATCAATCTGGTGAAGAAAATGATAGGTTTAGTAAGACCACCATTTTCTTGTATCCAGGAGACCATTACGTAGATAATCGTCCTGGATACATTCCTACGGGAGCAAATCAATACTTTGAAAGATCTGGTTTGCAGAAAAATGAGTCATTAGAGTTAGATAATAAGAGTAAACTTAGTTTAAATTCAAAAGATAATATTCTTTATAAATTCAATAGCATACATGGTGGAGTTATTGTTCCAAGGGGAACATCCATTGTTGGTTATGATTTAAGAAAGACAAGAATTAGACCATTATATGTTCCAAAATCAAATAATTCTAATATTAAAAGAACTGCAATCTTCCGTCTGACCGGAACAACCTATCTCTGGCAGTTTTCTATATTTGATGGCGATCCAAATGGACTTGTGTATGGTGATTATGCGTCAAATGAGTTCGTTCCAAACTATTCCCACCACAAATTAACATGCTTTGAGTATGCTGATGGTGTAAATGCTGTTGATATTAAAGATACCTTCTTAACATATTCTAGTGAAAGAACTGATCTTGATATGTATTATGAGAAGGTTGGTGTTGCATATGGTATAGCAAGTGGTCGTCCCATTTCTCCAGATTTCCCATCATCTCAGGTAGACATTCAAGCAAAGGTTGACGAATTTAGAATCGTTGGATCTCTTGGTGAAGAAGTTGGAATTACAAGTATTAAGGCAGGTGATGGTGTTATCACCAGCAATGAAATTACTGCAACTCTTGCTAGAAGTGTTTCTAGTCTTGATGTTGATACTCCAATTCGCATTGAAGGAGTTGGTTCAACTGGATATGATGGTCAATTTGTTGTTAGAGATGTAGTTAGTTCAACTGAAATTAAATATCGTGTTCAGAGTGCTCCAATCAATCCACTTCCATCAGTTTCTGGTGCAACTTTAAACATTAGCGTTGATACTGTTACTTCTGCGTCACCATATATCTTTAATATCTCATTGAGATCTGTCTTTGGTATGTGTGGACTTGATGCTGATGGAGGAAGAGCAAGTGGATTTAAATCCATGGTTGTAGCTCAATTCACTGGAATTGGTCTTCAAAAAGATGATGATGCTTTTGTAAAGTATAACTCTATAACTGGACAATACGAAGATAGAAATGTTCCTGGAAATGAAAATCTCCACACAGATTCCAGAGCAGTTTACAAACCAGAATTTGAAAACTTCCACATCAGATGTAGTAATAATGCAATCCTTCAACTAGTTTCTGTCTTTGCGATTGGATATGCCGAGCACTTCGTTGCAGAATCTGGTGGAGACCAATCAGTTACAAACTCAAACTCTAACTTTGGTGCAAAAGCACTGATTTCAAGAGGTTATAGGAACACAGCATTCCCACAAGATGACCTCGGAAATATTACTCACATCATTCCGCCAAAGTTTATTGAACCTAATAATCCAATCAATATTGAGTTTACATCGATTGACGTATCTAGAACTGTTGGTGTAGGTTTATCTGGACACTTATATCTGTTCAACGAAACAAATCCAGACGTTGCACCAGAAAATATCATTCAGGGATTTTCTATTGGTTCAAATGCTAGCGATAGACTCAAAGCACTTCTAACAGTTTCAGGAATTACAAGTGAGTTTTCGGCACGTATTACAATGCCGGTCCCTTCACACTCAACGTCTGATATAACTGCAAATAAAGTATCCGTAGTTGGTCAAAGTCCTACGGGAATCAATAGCATTACTAATAATATAATTACACTCACAGAAGATCATAATTTCTTCGATGGAGAATCTGTAAGAGTTTATTCTAACACTGGTCAGATTCCAGATGGATTGAAAAACAATAAAATTTACCATGTAATTGCTAGTGGATCTGGAATTACAAGTACATCGCAGATTAAACTTGCAGCAAACCTTAATGATGCATTTGCGGGTGCTTCAGTTACATATAACAATTCTGGAGGAACTATCGAAATTGTTAGTAGAGTTGTTGATAAGAGACCTGGAGAACTTGGACATCCAGTCCAGTTTGATACAACTTTCAACCAGTGGTACATAAACACATCAACTGAAGAATCAGATACTCTATATCCTAGAATTGCAAGTGCTGGTGTATCTGGCATTGGTGCAGCAACTCCAAGAACTTTCTTCACTAGGATACAAGATAATAGAAATGCAATCGATAGTGTCTACAGAATTCGTTACGTAATTCCAAAAGAGGCTGTAAATGCAAGACCTCCTATTGATGGTTTTGTTCTTCAAGATAGCAGCAACACTTCTGGATTTACTACATCAATTATTCAAAAGTATTTCCCAGATACAACAGCAACACTTTCTGATCCAACCGAGATTCGTAAGTTCAACTTTATTGCAGGTGCTGATTGGAGTTTAGGGACTGCAAATATTGAAACCGAAATTCCACATTATCTTCAAATAGGAGCATATGTTGAACTGAAGAACATTAAGAGTACTAACAACACAGTTGGTGCTGGTGCAAGTGGATTTAACGGCATCTATCCTGTCGTTGGTATTTCGAGTGCAAAACACTTCTCTGTTGGTATTACAACAGATCCAGGAACATTTACCAACAACACATCACAAAGAGACACAAATCTTCCAAGATTTATTCAAAAAGACTATAAAGAAACATTCTCAATCTATCGTTCAAAACAATTTAAAGAATATATTGAGGGACAACAGGATGGTGTGTACCACATCCTACTAATCAACAATTCAAATAGACCAAAAGCTGCTCCATTTACTGGATTGAAATTCTCTCAACCAATTATCAATTTCTATCCACAACTTGATAAGGACAATGCAAACTCAGATCCAAAATCATCTGTTTCATTTGCACTCCCAAATCCAATTGGAGAGGTTGTTATAAGTGATCCAAGAGATAGTGTAAGTAGAGAAGCACTTGATAAAGGATTGCAGGCAATTGGTGTTGGTGCTGGTATCACTGATATCGTATCTACTTCAACAACTTCACATACAATTTACTATAAGAATGAGCACAGACTGAATAGAGTTGAAAAGGTTGGTATTGTTAGTGCTGGTGCAAACTATGGTAGTGGTGGAGGAACTGAATATTTCTATAATGCAAAACTAGTTGCTATTGGAAATTCAGTTACAGGCAAACACGCAACAGCAAAGATTAAAGTTGGAACTGGTGGCACAATTGCTTCTGTCGAGATTATGGACGGAGGAAGTGCATATGGAATTGGTAATACTCTTGCAATTGTTGGTGTTACAACCTCTGCCAATCATGTCGTTGGTGTTGTAAGTGTAACATCGATTTATAGCAATGAGAATAGTCTCGTAAGTCTGGCAGGTATTCCTATAAAGGCATTTGACGGATACAATAATAACTATCGTGTTGTTGGAGTTACAACTGGCGATACTACAAGAGTTGATGTAAAATCATTTGAAGATATTCCAGCAGCAGCACTTAATCCAACTGGACTTGGACCAGCAGCAACAGCATTTGCTTCTGCTTATGTAAACGATCAAGCAATTCCAGTAAGTAGCATTGAATATGATCCATCTGTTGGAATAGCAACAGTAACAACAACAATTTCTCATGGTTATCAGGTAGGAAATGGTATTGAAATTGCTGGTGCAAATGAATCTGTTTATAATCAAAGAGTTCCAATTGGAGAAATTAAAAGCTTAAATACCTTCAGTGTTAATCTTGGAATTGGAAATTATGCTCCTCCATTGACTGGAGAGGTATATGCAGTAACTGATGCTCTTAACATCCGTGCAAATGGTGGAAATCTTACAGAAGAAAATGAGAATATTGGTGGAAGACTTACTCCACCATATGGAGATATTCGAACCACTCTATCTGTTTCAATTGGAAACATGACGGATGACAATATAAGCGTAACTAACTCTGACAATATCAACTTCCAGATAGGTGATTACTTGCTGATTGATGATGAAATTGTAAGAATTAAGCGTTCAGTTATTCCTGGCGATTCTCTCAGAGTATTCCGTGGAGTTCTTGGAACTAGAAGAAAAATGCACGTTAATGGATCTGTTGTTAAGAGAATCCGTGTTCTTCCAATTGAACTTAGAAGAAACTCATTTATTAGAGCATCTGGTCATACTTTTGAGTATGTTGGTTTTGGTCCAGGAAACTATTCGACTTCAATTCCATCAAAGCAAAATAGATCTCTGAATGTAAGAGAGAAGTTCTTGGCACAATCATCCAAAGAAAATGGTGGATTGGTTGTCTATACTGGTATGAATGATGCTGGTGAATTTTACATTGGAAACAAGAGAGTAAGTTCTGCGACTGGTAAGGAAGAGGTTGTTGATGCACCAATCCCAACAATCACTGGTCAAGATGTAGGTCAGGATGATATTAACACTGGATTTGATGTTCTGACTCCACTACAAGCAAATATTACTCGTTCAATTCGTGTTGAGGGTGGACCAAGTAATGATATTGTCTCGGAATTTGATGGTCCAGTCCTATTCAATGAAAAGATTACTTCAACATCAATGAAAGGTGTTCAGGTTTCCTCCTTGTTAATTCAAGGTGAGCAGACTATCTCTAGAAAGTATACGGTTGGTATTGCTACCCCAACAAATGCTGGAACAGTTGGAGATGTCGTCTTTAATGTAACTCCAGAAAATGGTGGTACTATTGGATGGGTCTATACCACAGGAAACGAATGGAAATCTTTTGGTAATATCTCTCATTGATTAAAATTTTATAAATAAACCATGGAGGGGAAAGTGAACCTCAGGAGAACCAATGGGAATTAACAAGAACTTTACCGTCAAGAACGGAATAGAAGTAAACACTGATTTAATCTATGCGAGTGCAGAAACTCGTAAGGTTGGTATTGGTTCAACTATTCCAGAGTATGATTTAGAGGTAAGAGGCGGAATAGGTGCTACTAATTTAACACTCACTGGGTCAGCAAGTTTCTTAGATAGTGTTAATGTTTCTGGATTTACAACTGTAAATGACCTAAACATCACTGGAAATCTTGCTGACGTTGCGAATGCAAATATAACAGGTATTGCAACAATCAATACTTTATATACTTCTGGTGGTAATGTTGTTGCCGGTTTTGCAACTGTTACCGATCAAATCATTGTAAGTGGTGGAGCATCATTCTCCGGCATTACAACAATTAACACTCTATATTCCCTAGGTGGTAATATAATTGCAGGAGTTGCTACAATAACCAAACTCGAATCCTCAGGAGGATCTATTGTTGCTGGTATTGTAACAGTTTCTAGTGAACTGGATGTTAATGGCGATGCATCAGTTTCTGGTGATGTATCAGTTTCTGGTGTTGCAACTGTAAATACTTTATATACTTCTGGTGGTAATATCGTTGCAGGTATTGCAACAGTAACCACATTATATTCCTCGGGAGGTAATATTGTTGCTGGCGTTTCAACGCTTGGTATTGCAACAGTAACTAGTTTAAACTCCTCAGGAGATGTATCAATCCTTGGTGATACATCGGTAGTAGGTAGTGCATCTTTAAGTAGTTTAGATGCCTCTGGTAATGTAACAATATCTGGTATTACAACACTAACTGATTTAAACTCTTCTGGGGATGTAACAGTCTCTGGAGATGCTTTAGTATCTGGTATTGGAACTATTAATACTTTATATTCTTCGGGAGGTAATATTGTTGCTGGCGTTTCAACACTTGGTATTGCAACAGTAACTAGTTTAAACTCCTCAGGAGATGTATCGATCCTTGGTGATACCACTATAGCACGTCTAAGTTCTTCTGGTGACGCAGTATTTACAGGAATCTTAACAGCACATACGTTAAACTCTGTTGGAGATGCATCATTTACTGGTATTACTAGTATCAATACATTAAATTCCTCAGGTAATGCAACATTTACAGGAATCTTAACAGCACATACGTTAAACTCTGTTGGTGATGCACTATTCAGTGGTGTTACAACTACAACTAGTTTAACATCTGTGAATTCAGTATTCAGTGGTATTACAACTACAAATCATCTAGAATCTGTTGATTCAAATCTAACGGGTATAACTACCATTAGTAACTTAGCATCTGGTATATCTACCGAATTTGTTGCTGCTGCTGGAATTCAATCTGGTGGAGTTACTATTGGAACTGCAACAACTTTAAACTTTGTGGGGTCTGGTGTTACTTCGGTCACTATTGCTGATAATGTAGCAGAGGTCTTTATTGGAATCTCAACCGTCATCTATGAAAAGCAAGTCAATATTGTAAGTGTTGCAACTTCAGAATTCAATTTTGATTACAATCCCGGTGCAACTGAAGTATATTATAATGGTTCAAAATTAGTTGGTGGAACTGACTATGCCGCAACTGATGGAAGTGTTATTCAATTAACTTTTGATGCAGTGTCTGGAGACACTGTTGAAATTATAACATTTACAAATACTATAGCATCTCTCGACAGATCATTCTGGTCCAGTTATGCTTCCGGTATTTCTACAACATCAAATGTTAAGGTTGGTGTTAATACTTCGGCAGGAGTCGTCCTTACATCAGCAAATGGAACTAATTATCGTTTGTATGTTGAAAACGACGGGACTCTAAAAACTGAATTAGAGTCTTAAAACTCACATATATATCAGAACTATATTCACCAATAAATAACTAAAAACTTACACCATGTCAAGAGCAAGAGATCTAGCGGCGCTAGTAACACCAAATCTGTTCAATCAAGATGACACCCGATCGCAAGTTGGTTTGGGTACGACTGATATTGGTGCAAAAATTCAAGTATCTGGTGCAGTCTCTGCAACCTCATACTATGGTGATGGTTCCAATTTGACGGGAATTGTACTCCCTAGTGATAGTGACCAGACATTTGATAGTCTAAACATAACTGGAATCGCAACTATCAATCAACTTTCTGTTGGAAGTACGGTTGATAATCTAACTCTAAATCACACCACTCTGACTGGAATCACGACGATAGGTGGTACTCTTAGTGTTGGTAATAGTGAAGGAAATCACGGTCAATATGTAATTTCTACAGGCATTGGAGTAACATGGATTGATCCTATTCAAATTAGGACGGATCAGGAGTTTACTGCTACTCCAGGACAAACTTTATTTACTTTCGATCACGATCCAGCAGGTCTTGATGTATTCAAAAACGGTCTAAAATTAGCAGACTCTGCATATAATTCTGATGGTGGAACTGTAGTTACTCTCACATCTGGTGCATCTGGCGGAGATATAATTCATTTGGTCGGATATGGTGTTTCTGCAAACTCGGGAACATTTGGAAGTTTAACCGTCAAAAATGGTGGCACAGTTAAAGGAAATCTTGGTGGAATCAAGGTTGTTGATTTTGTTGGAGAAGATATAGTTGTAACTGGAGCTGGTGTAAGTGCAAAGGTTACTATTCCACCAAGACAAGGATTTATAGACACATCAGATACAAGATTGTCGATTAAATATAGCAACGTTGGTGGTGGGACAACCAATTTCCCATTTACTGGAATTGCAACAGGGATAAACAATAGAAATACTACGGATGTATTTGTTGATGGTGTAAAAATAAAACCAGAAAATATTGATTACTCATCATCATCATTTGTTCAAATACCAGCAGTATCAGCAGGAAGCACAGTAGAAGTTTTTACATATCCAGAAACTGCAAGAGTATCTATTGGCGATACATTAGATGCTACTGGAATTGTAAGACTACAATCTAGTATTGGTGAAGACGTATCAACAAAACCATTTGATGTCTACTATTATGGTTCTTCTGGTACTGGATCTAGAAAATTAAAGGATGGTACAGAGTATAATTCATCATTTGGTGACGTTATTATTGTAACTGGGGCAGATAGCACAGATCATTATGAAATCTTTGGTATTAATGATGGTTCAAGACTTGGCATATCAACATCAACTGCAACTGCAGGTCAAACAGTATTTACAACACCATCTACTTTTACTGCAAGTAACGTTGATGTCTTTATAAATGGTATTCGTTTACGTGACGAAGACTATACTGTTTCTGGAGCATCACAAATTACACTGACTGCTGGTGCTTATGCGGATGATCATGTTCAAATCTTTGAATATACGCCATGGGCAAGAACTGGAGTCACAACGATTACAGCAGGTGCAGGACAAACTGAGTTCACAGTTGGAGCATCAAGTGCAGCAACAGATAATGACGTTTATATCTCTGGTATTAGATTAAGTAGCGCAGAGTTTAATGTTATTGGACTAGGAAATACAATTCAACTTACTTCTGGAACACTTCTCAATGAAGTCGTTACAGTTGTTGGTTTTGCAACGACTGCAAGAACTGGACTTGCAACCAACTATTCTAACAGCAGTTTTGTACCAGGACATCAAAATCTCATTCCTGTTGCAAATTCTGCTGGAGCACTTGAAGTATTTGAAAATGGTGTTCTTCTAAACGATGCGGATTATACTCCAGATAGTGATGGGTATACTGCAGATAATGAATTTAGAATCTTAATTACTGCTGCTTTCAGTGTTTCGGAACATGTTGAAGTCGTACAATATAATCATCTAGGTAATCAGAGAGCAAGAACATCTACTAGCATTACTCCATTCGATGGGCAGTCAGTATTCCCATTCCTCTATACTACAGATCTTGTTGACGTATTCAGAAATGGATTTAAAGTTATAAGTCACGACTATAACAGTGAATCTCAGACTGAAATTGACTTCCTTAACTATACATTATCAAGCACAGATCACCTTGAATTGATTTCCTATACCCCAATCAGATTTACTGATTTTATAAAGGTTGAGAATGGTCTCTATAATTTAGCAACTGGTGTTGGAATTGGAACGGAATCAATAGATTATCAATTAACTGTTGGTTCTGTAGGTTCTTCGGGAACATCATTATATGTAAATGGTGATGTAACAACAACAGGTGTTGTTAATGTTGGAACTGGAACCACGATTGAAAGTGGTGCTATTCATGTAGGATCTGGGGTAAGTGTTACTGACTCTGGTTTCTTTGTCGGAAGCAATACTTTTAACAGTTCAGGACTTAACCTAGCAACTGGAGTCGTTACTGCTTCCAGTTTTGATGGAACAATATCTACAGCAACTAACGCGAATGTAGCAACAGTTGCTCTTGGATTCACTGGAGATGGTTCTATTAATACTTCAGGAGCTATTACGGCATCTAGTTTTACTGGTAATCTAACTGGTAACGTAACAGGAACAGCAACTACAGCAACAACTGCAACGACATTAGCATCTAATTCGAGTGTAAACACCTCTGGTATCATCACTGCTGCTTCAGTAACTGCTACAACCTTTACCGGAAACTTAACCGGTAATGTAACAGGAACGGCAACTACAGCAACAACTGCAACTAGTTTACCTGGTGATATTAATATCAACACTACAGGTATTATTGGAGCATCTGCTATTTCTGCAACTAGTGGTTTTGTTGGTAACTTAACCGGTACTGCATCCAATGCAAGTGAAGCAACAGTTGCTCTAGGATTTACTGGAGATGGTTCTATTAATACTTCAGGTGTTATTACAGCAACTAGTTTTACGGGAGACTTAACTGGCAATGTTACTGGAAATGTAACAGGAACAGCAGATGCAGCAACAACTGCAACGACATTAGCATCTAATTCTAGTGTAAACACCTCTGGTATCATTACTGCTACTTCTTTCACCGGAGACTTAACTGGTAATGTTACTGGAAATTTAACAGGAAGAGCAGATGTAGCAACAGTTGCTCTTGGATTCACTGGAGATGGTTCTATTAATACTTCGGGTGTTATTACAGCAACTAGTTTTACGGGAGACTTAACAGGAACAGCATCAACAGCAACACTTGCGATTGGATTTGCTACTGATTCCTCCATCAATACTTCAGGTATTATTACTGCTGCTTCATTTACTGGAGATCTAACAGGAAATGTTACTGGAACAGCATCAACAGCAACACTTGCTCTTGGATTCACTGGAGATGGTTCTATTAACACTTCTGGTATTATTACAGCATTTTCTATAACTGCTGGTTCATTTATTGGAACTGCAACCGAAGCAACAGTTGCTCTAGGATTCACCGGAGATGGTTCTATTAACACTTCTGGTATTATTACTGCTGCTTCATTTACTGGAGACTTAACTGGTAATGTAACAGGAAATGTAACTGGAACAGCATCAACAGCAACACTTGCTCTTGGATTTACAGGAGATGGTTCAATTAATACTTCAGGTATTATTACTGCTGCTTCATTTACTGGAGATCTAACAGGAAACGTAACTGGAACAGCATCAACAGCAACACTTGCGATTGGATTTGCTACTGATTCCTCTATCAATACAGTTGGAATTATTACTGCTGAGTCGTTTGTATCCAATGGTGATGTTACACTCGTTGGTGATAACAATATTCTTGGTATTGGAACTGGTTATAGCGTAGGTATTGGCAGCACTCAACCACAACAAGAACTTGATGTTATAGGAACGATTCGTGCAACTTCATTTGTTCATTCTGATGGAAGATTGTTTGCTTCGGATGTTGCACAGGTTGCTATAGCACTTACAGAAGATGCTAGTGTAAACACTACTGGAATTATTACTGCTGCTTCATTTACTGGTTCTGGTGTCGGACTTACAGATCTTCAAGCAAGTCAACTTACTGGAGCATTACCTTCACTTGATGGTTCTGCACTAACAGGTGTTGTTGGTTCTGGTAGTGGAGTCATTATTCAGGATGATGCTACTAATGTTGGAACTGCTGGAACAATTAACTTCGGAGATAATATTGCTGCTTCATTCTCCAATGGAACTGCTACCGTATCTGTTACAAACTTTGTTACTAGTGTTAACTTCCTAGACAATATAGAAGCAAACTTTGGCAATTCTTCAGATGGACGTATTACATACACAAATTCTGATGATACATTCTCTGTAAAAGTCCCTGGTGGGACTGGTGATCTTGTTCTTGGTGCTGGTCCAGAAGTTAGAATTACTAACGAGGATGGTACAATTGATAGAGCAGTGTTTACTGGTGCTGGTGTAAGTGTAACTGGTGGTGGTACATTTACTGGAATTGTCACTGCATCATCTCTAGAGTTACAATCTACTGATCAATTCTTGATTGTAACTAGAATGACCACAGCACAAAGAGATGGAGTTGCATCAACAACTGCTGGTTCAATTGTATTCAATACAACAACCAATAAGCATCAGGGTTACGATGGTTCTTCTTGGAATGACCTCTATTAATTGTATCAATAAAAAAACAATAAATAAATACACGTAAAAAAATTATTTTAAGAATGTCAAACTATAACGTAGAGTTATCGCAACTTGCAAGATATGTAACTATTGATGATACAAACCAACACATTAGTTTTGGTTCAACGGTATCCAGTTTGAACGTGAAAAATTCGGCACTGACCGTTGATGGTGATCCTGCTGCTAGTGTTATTAGTGAATCAACAACTTATTATGTTACTGTGAATAATCTCACTGAAAGAGATGGTACTTTATCAAAACCATGGAATTCACCAACTGAGGCAGCAGAATACTTATCACAAAGACGTATTAAGAGTGGTGTAACAGTTACAGTTTCAATTAATAGCGGAACTTACCTATTCACTTCTCCAATTAGATTGGATCACCCACAAGGTTCACAAATTAAATATGTTGGTACAGCACCAACAACAACAAAACCAAGAGGTGCTACACTGAATGGTGGTGGAACTAGAGGTTACACTGTAGGAACTGAAGCAACTAATGATGTTACTCTAAGAAATTATTACACGGTAATATGGCAGTTTAATTCCACTACGGGAATCTTAGTTGGTCCAGAGTCCACTCTTGTTCTGCAAAATATTCTTATTCGTGGAAATTATGTTGCAAATGATCCAGATTCTACAGATGCAATCAGAGTTCAGAATGGAAGAGAAGGTGGTTTAGGTGGTTCTATTGAACTAATTGATTGTGCAATTCATAACTTTGCTAATAGAGGAATTGCTCTTGTCTTTGGTGGTTATGCAACATTGCGTGACGTATCTATCACTAATTGTGGAGGAGGTATTGGTAATTCTTCTGGGGTTATTCTTGGTGACTTGGGTACAGCACCCGACCAAGTTTCAAATTTGACAATATCTAATAACATGAATAATGGAATCACTCATACAAGAAATGCTACAGGTCGCTACAAAGGTTCATATATTGCTAATAATGGCGGAAGTGGAATAGATTTGGTTGAGAGTTCTTCTTGTCGTGCGTCAAAATCAACAATCACTAATAATGGCAAAAAAGGAGTTGTAGTACAACAAAGTGGTTCAGTTCAACTTGGTGCTGCCACAGTAACTGGTAATGTACAACAAGATCTATTCGCACTTTCAAATTCATATATAGATTTCCGGTCTTTCGCTGGCACAGCAACTGCAAATAAAGTATCTCCTTTCTTTAATACAACAGGGAATAACGGGTCATTTATTCAAAACTAATACATAAAATCATTTCTTTTCTCACATCTCACACTATCAGGTAAAATCAATGGTAATTATAGTTAGAAACACTGGAACAATAGAAGAAGCAGTAATGATGTACACTACACCAGAGTGGACTCATGCTATTAATATGCAACATGGTGCTGGTATTGGTTACACCGTAGCAGATACTGTTATGAATACTCATAACATTCTCGGAATATCATCAGAAACAGATCCAGTCACAGGTGTAGCATCAACTGAAATTCCTCCAATGACACATAATGAGGTTATTGCTGTTAAGATTGGAAACAGTTTTAATATCGCTGCATAAAAAATCATTATATTTTTTCACCCTATCGAGTAAAATCAATGGTAATTATAGTTAGAAATGACGAAGCAGTAATGTATTTCACTGATTCAGAGTTTTCAGATGCGACTGGAATGATGCACGGCAGTGGATTTGCTGGTGTGGGTTATACTGTACCGAATAATGTGATGAATACTCATAATATTCTTGGGATATCATCAACCTATGATGTTGTCACAGGTATAACTTCGACTGATGGTGTAGAACCAATGACACATAATCAGGTTGCTGCTGTTGCTATTGGATCTAGTTTTGATATTCCAGCATAAATAAACATACACAAAAAGTTTATCAAAGAATGGGAAACTATAACGTCGAAATATCACAACTTGCAAGAAATGTATCAGTGGCTGATACATCGCAATTTATTGGTATTGGAATTACAGATCCTTCACAAAAGTTAGAAGTTTATGGTAACCTATCTTTGGTAGGTAAAATTATTGCTGGTAATAGAAATCATCTAAACTTAAACTTTGATAATCTTCTAGATTTTAATGCAGAAACAGGAATCACTGCATTTAGACCTATTAACTTCATTGATACTTCAGCAACTGTTAAAATTGCAAGAGTCACTGATAATTTAGGTAATGATTCTGCTGTTGAGTTTCAAACTTGGAACTCTGATATAACATTGAATACCTCATATTGGGACATATATGGTGGTTATTATGGAATGGCACTTCGAGATAGATTTCCGGGAAGAGTTAAAAATAGATTATTTGTTGGAACGGGAGGGAATGTATTAATAGGTTCAACTCAAGGTTCTGCTCAAGATTCCGCACTAGAAATTTCTGCTAATGGACCTAGTAATATTCTACAGGTTCAAGGTGATACTTATATTTCTGGAAAAGTACATATTGGATCTAATGAAAATACTGACATTGCTCTTCAAGCAGATGGAAATGTAAGAGTTGGTTTCTCTACAACATCAAACTATATTGCATTTCACGGCACATGGTGGGATGGAGCATCATCACCAGGAGTAGATCAATCTGCATCTAGAACAAGATACACAAATACTTTTCTTGGAGAAAGGATTTTTACATCTGGTGAATTTCCAGATCCTCTTGGAGAAAACGCAGAATTACTCATCTATAAGGGTAATGACAATGCCCACAATCAATTCGGCACAGATAGAATCCGTTATCTATCTGGATCACATGATTTCCAATTAATACCTAATACTCTTGGTTCTGGAAGTTTTGAAGAAGTTGGAAATGCAACTGGTGTCACCACTGCTCTTACGATACGCGGTAATGGTGGTAGTTCACCCGGAATTACAACAGTAACTGTTTTCGGTGATTTTGTTGTTAATGGAGATTTTGAGAGTGATGTAACTATATCTACTGGTAATTCTATAACTGGTTCTGGTATTGGTTTAACTGGAACAATTGATGCCCCAGATGGAACTTATGGTAGTAGTAGTGCTGCGCTACAAATTACTGTAGCAGATGGAAGAATTAGTAATGTCTCCACAGTCACAATGACTACGGGAGTAAGTAATATTGGAGAAGTAATCATTCATGACAATGATGTTTCAGTTGGTACTGCGGGAACAATTAACTTTGGAAGCAATCTAACTGCATCTCCTGCATCTCTTGGCATTTCAACTATATCTGTTAGTGGTTCTCTCTTTTCTTACGATCAGGCAACAAATCAACTGCAACAGTCTACAGGTACTAATGTAACATTACCTTTAGCAGGAACAGGTAATAATCAAGACGGTCTCTTATCTCATGAAGATAAAACCAAACTAGATGGTATTGCTCAAGGTGCTGAAGTTAATGTTCAAGCAAATTGGACTGCTACTTCTGGTGATTCTTTCATTCAGAATAAACCAACATTAGGTACTGCTGCTGCAACAAACTCTACCGATTATGCAACTGCTGCACAGGGAGCACTTGCAGATAATTCGACACAAATCATTTCTACAAATACCACTTTCTACGTTTCAAATACTGTGGGTGATGATAATAACGATGGATTAAGTTCAAGTTCTCAATGGGAAACAATACAAAAAGCAGCAGATTATTTGTCTGTAAGACGCATCAAGAATGGTGTTAGATGCACAGTTTTAATTGCTGCTGGAACTTATACTTCTTCAGTCCCACTTAATCTAGATCACCCACAGGGTGAATCAATTGTTTATAAAGGTGCTACACCATCAGGAACTAAACCAGTAGGAAATGCATTAAAAGGATCTAGTGGAACTGCGATTAGAGGTTATACTGCAGCATCTCAATTATATAATAATGGTTTATTACAAGCATATTACAATACTACATTGCAATTCAATTCTTGTAGTGGTATTGTAATTGGTCCAAACGCTAGTGTTTGCCTTCAAAATATTCTGCTTCGTGGGAACTTTGCGAAAGGTGAGAAACATGGTGTTCTCTTGAGAAGTGATTCTGGAGCATTTAAAGGATCAGGAGGCACGGTTTCTTTGAGTAACTGTGCAATTCATAATTTTGGAAATGCTGGAGTTTATCTTTTATTTGGTGGATTTGCCAATCTAACAAATGTAACAATCACTAATTGTGGGGGAGGTATTCTTAACGCATCTGGAGTTATTCTAGGAGATCAAAGTGATTCTGCTTTAGGTGCTCAGTCTCAACCACCTTTAACGATTTCTAATTGTGATGGTAGCGGGTTAATTACACTTAGAAGTGGTGCAGAACGCATTAACTCTTGCCTGATTGCAAATAATAAAGGAAGAGGAATTGAATCTCGTGAAATTTCTTCTACACGTGCTGAAAAATGTACTATTGACAATAATGGACTAGAGGGAGTTTCAATAGAAAACAGTGGTAGTGTTCTAATAAAAAACTCTACCGTTACAAATAACGGTTTTGATAATCCAGCAAAACCAAAAGCACCACTAAAAGCATCAATTAACTCTTCGATTGATTTCAGAGCAACACATAATAACACTACAACTTTTAGTGGTAATGCAACTGCACCATCACCTCCATTCAATACAATTGGAAATACTGGTGCTATTATTGTAGCATAAGAAATCATAGGTTAATAAGTTCTTTAACCCCTCTCGAAGGGGTTTTTTAATGTCTTGACAGATATTGAATATCTCTGTAGAATATCTTTGTTAAGGTTGATAGAGAAATTTTATGTATCTTTGAGTACTATGAAGACATTTAAGCAAACAAGTGATAAACCTTATGATAGACATCACTATAAATTAGTTTATACTAATGATCAGTCAGTAATCTTTGACAATTACGAAGAATTAAGACTTGAATGGTATAATACACCTGAGATGTTTAGAAAACATGTTGAGGTTCTGGATATCAAAACAAAGAAAACAAAGAAAGGATTTAATGATTAAACATGGCATTATCTAAACAAACACTTGATCATCTTTTAGAAGTTGAATCACATTTACGTTCTGCAATTAAGTGTGCAGCAGTGAATGAGAATCCAACGGTTGTGAGTAGTCTTGGTAAGATTCTTCTTGAATTAGATTCACTTAAAAGGTATGAAAATATCATTGACATGCTAGAAAGTCGTAAAGATGGAAGTAGTGGATCATTTGATAATTTCTCTAATGATTAACAATGTGGATACTCATTGTAAATCTCTTTTTAAGATATACTAATTGTATTATCTACAAAAATGATAGAAGAGTCCGTCTTGATTGGACTTGGAAAAGAAATCGTTTAACTTGGGTGTTAATTGCACCGAAGAATAAGAGATTTATTAGAATTTACACAAGAAAAATCGGATTGGAAAAGTATCACGAAAGATAGTGTGCCAGTTGCCGAAGTGTACACTAAACCCCCACTGTGGGGTTTTTTGCTTTATATTATGTTCATCGACAAGGAAACGCCTTGACCATCACTCTTCGCCCACATCAAAAGCGTATTGTAGAGCGTCTGGCAAAGTATGATCGTGGGCAAGTAAATGTCACGACTGGTGGCGGCAAAACACTCACCATGATTATGGATCTCCAGCGTACACTCAAAAACAATCAGTCTGGAACCACAACTGTTGTTGTTGCTCCAAGAATCCTTTTGAGTGAGCAACTTTGCAGTGAATTTCTTGAGGTGATTGATACCACTCACACTCACATTATGCACGTTCATAGTGGAGAAACACATCACTTCAGCACTACAAAGCACGATAAGATTTCATTGTTTGTTGATTGTGCTCGTAGTGTTGGTGAGAATGTGATTATTTTCACCACATACAACTCTTTGGAGCGTATTCAGCAGGCAGATGTTGAGGTGAATACGATTTACTTTGACGAGGCACATAACTCCGTCAAGCGTAACTTTTTCCCTGCAACTGAGTTCTTTTCTGAGAAAGCAGATCGTTGCTATTTCTTCACTGCAACTCCAAAACATTCCCTGACTGTCTCGAAACCAGGCATGAATTGGGGTCATGTTTATGGTCAGGTTCTTGCAAATGTTCCTGCTCCTGAGTTGGTTGAAGGTGGGTTCATTCTTCCCCCTAAAGTTGTTGTCAAGCAACTACCTATGATTCAAGGTCGCAAGGTTGTATTTGCTGATGATTGTGACAATCTGCTGGAAACTATTGATGACAACAACATTGACAAGACTCTGATTTGTGCTCGTACAACCAAGCAGATTATCAATCTGATTACACAATCTGATTTCTGCCTTCAACTTTCAAAACGTGGTTATTCTTGGATGACGATCACATCTAAGACTGGTGCAATTATTGACGGTCAGAAGGTCAATCGTGAGCAGTTCTTTGATACTCTCAATGCATGGGGTAAAGATCCTTCCAAAAAGTTTGTGGTTTTACATCACTCTATTCTGTCTGAAGGTATTAATGTTTCAGGTTTGGAGGCGGTAATCTTCATGCGGAACATGGATTATGTAGGTATTTCCCAGTCAATCGGACGGGTGATTAGACTCGGTGGATCTGAAAAGACTTTCGGTCTTGTTTGCATCCCTACTTATGATAAGGTTGGTATCAGCACTGCTAAAAAAGTTCAAGCAGTTGTTGACATTGTGTTCGAGCAAGGTCAACCTGCAATTTCAGAGATCAGAAGGTAAGGTATCAACATCAACTTAAAAATGTTGATACCCTATATAATACAGACGAGCACACATTATGCCCTATAAAGATAAAACCTCTGAAGCAGCAAGGAGAGGAGCAGTAGAAGCATCTACCAGATACAGGAATAAGAATAAGGATAAAATTAATGCTGCTACTAAAGAACTTAGAGTAAGGAAGAAGCAACAACTGATAGAACACTTAGGGGGCAAATGTGTCGGATGCGGGACCACTGAAGACTTACAATTTGACCATATTGTAAGAGCAGATAAGTCCTTTACAATCGGACAATGTATGCACAAACATATGGAAGTCTTGATTGAAGAAGCAAACAAATGTCAACTTTTATGTAAAACTTGCCACCAACTTAAAGGTGTTTGTTACAACGATTATCATCGTCTTGCAGACGGTTACAGAGTGTCACAGGTGGAATCTATCGGTGATAAGGTTGTGGTAACCTTACAGAGGCACACAGACCCCACACAATGAATGAATTAGTTGATTGGAAACTTGGTATTGCAATAGTACCATTAATTTCCAAGGGTAAGAGTCAGAAATATGTTCTGATTCATGGTGGAAAGCAGTGCAAAACCTTTGCCAAGTGGAGCACTGCTGAATCATACTTTCAAAAGTTAAGTAAAACTCTCAAACAGAAACAAAAGAAAGGACCAATCTCATGAAAGGTGATATTGTGGGCAGCAACAGTAGTCTGGGGAGATTATGTTGCGTAAGTCCCACATATATTCTATAATAAATAATACTGTCATCCCCAGACTACAATGCAAAAATATTACACCTACGCTTATTTGCGTGAGGACGGAACACCTTACTACATTGGTAAGGGTAGTGGAAACCGTTTATATTCCTATAATAGAAGTATCAATAGACCGAAAGATAAGAGTAGAATTATAATACTTAAAGATAGAATGTCCGAGGAGGATAGCTTTAGACACGAAATCTATATGATACATGTTCTGGGTAAAAAAATAAACGGGGGTTTATTACATAATCGAACAGATGGTGGAGAAGGTGTTAGTGGTTATGTAACGTCCGATGAAACACGAAAGAAACAAAGTATTGCTGCTAAAAATAGAGTTAAACCGCCACACAATAAAAAATACTTTACTGAAGATGAAAAGAGAGAAGCAAAAAGAAAAAGACAAAGAGAGCATCAAAGAAAAATAAAGGGGAGACGGAAAGAATATATGAAAGAATGGAGAGCAAATAATCAAGATAAAATTAAAAAATACAAAGAGGAAAACAAAGAACATCTGAAAGACTTATGGAAAATGCACAGGGAACAAAATAAAGAAAAAAGAAATGAGTATAGCAAATGGTATTATCACAATGTAGTTAAACCACTTAAAGAAGTGTCCTAGCAACCCGACAAGGACAAAAATCCATGCTACTATTATTGAGTCAATCAAAAACCGATGAAAACTAAAAAGGAACTCATCAACGTTGTCCCCAAATCAAAACGCGCCCGAAACAGATTCTGTAATCAAATGGACTCTTTACATGCCTGTGTTGTTGAGAAGAGAGAAGATGATAAGGTATTTCTTTCATCAATCTCTGGACGTTACTGGTTTTGGATGTTAGAAAATGGAGACGATAACTGGACAATGGTAAAATAACCATTGTGCCAGTTGGTCAAACTGTCCACCATCCCCCCACAGGGGATGGTTTTCCTGTATATTAAAAGAGTCAAATGAACAGCACCATGCAAAACTATCAGTTCAAGGGTGGAATCCAGAATGGTACAGTTGCAACTGATGCCCGTGCTCGCAAACTTGATGAGCAATGTAAGCATCAGAAAGAGAGTGTTTTTGCTGAACTGAAGAAAATCTACCCAGAACTTACTCTGCAAAAGAAACTTACTAAGGAACAGATTCCTGGTGGGATTGGTGCATGTGAACCTGATGGTGGTGCATGGTTCTACAATGGTGTGCTGATTGCAGTATTTGAAGGTAAGAAACAGCAAGACGCAGGTAATGCTATCGAACGTTGGTTTAAGAATAACTTTATCTGCCGTCTTATCAATCCCAACGTTTCCTATGTCACTTTTTGTACCGGAGAAGGTGCATATCGTTTCTGGGATAAACTTCTGGGACGACTTACCTATGGACAAATTGTGAAAGCATTGAATGTTGCTCACCTGGAAGGTTTCGACCAGTACAATCCGGGTAGCAACAGTGCATTTCTTAACACAGATTGCTTTACAAAAGAGTTTCTCAATGCTACAATGATTGAAGTTATTTGTGAACGTATCAATACTCTTTTTCCTCAATCCTCTGTATGAAACCACTGTTTCAAATGGCAAAGATTATCATGTAGGAATGAAAGGACTTGATGTAACTTTCACACATAAACCTGGGTGGACAATCAAAACTGAAATGCTTGGTGTTGATGATCAAGGTCACACTAACCTTCGTGTTTATACTGAAAGAGTTGACAACTGACCCAAACTAGTTGTATAATTATTCGTATGTTGGTGCCGCAATGGCATTTGCCAACACTAAACAAATGAGAACAAAATGAATTACGATTCCCAGAATGATTGTCTAGTAAACTTGCTGGACTTTGCAAATAATCTTGGTATTGCTGGAATAAGAAAAGAAATAAAATCAGATGATTTTCCCAACATCGAAGATGTGATGTTAAGTCAACTCTATATTGATGAGAAATATCAACGACTTCTTAATGAAAGTATGATTAAAGGGGCAGGACATTTTAATCCTGATCTTTATAGTCCTTTACGTCTTTATCGTCGTCCAGACGGAAAATATGCTATTGTTGATGGACAACATGAGAGTGTATTAGCAGCAATTTACTGCATGAATCCAGAGACAATGACACTGCAAGCACAAATATTTGAGCATGATCCAAATGCTGATAACGGAGAATGTGTAGAAGTAGAGGCAAAACTATTCAAAGAAGTTAATGTCAACCGAACAGCAGTAAGTCAAGTTGCACAACTTCGCACAGATATTGCTGCTGGTGTTAAGGAAGCACTAGAAGTTCATAATACTTTAGTTGAACTGGGTGTTCATGTTGAAAAAATTGGTCATCCAGAAGGATTTTCTGTAAAAGGTTATGCTAAACTGATGCAAGCAGTGAATACTTATGAACTTTCAACAGTAAAAGAAGCAATCGATTATTACAATCAACTTCTTACTTCCACTAAATCAGAAAGTAAGTGGAAAACTAAAAAGAGTGTTGATCTTCAAGGTTCAATGATTGGAGGTCTCTCTGCTGTCATCTATCTCAAAAATTCATTGAATAGAGGTACATTAAGACGCACTGGGTTAGTGAACTTTATCGAATCAGAACTTATTGCAAATAAACTATCACCTAAAGAACTTGCAGATAAAACCGCAGGAAATACTCAGTTTGTGTTGATTGCTCGTCGTTTTATTAATGAGTATCGTTCTGCTCTTGCATATGGTGCGATTGAAGGTGCTACAATAGGAGAAGATACACTCGCTAACTATGGTTTAGGAGATCCATCTAAAGTTAAAACTGCAGACAATAAAATAGAAGAAGATTCTGAATGAAACCTCTCTTTATCTGGGCAGGTGGTAAGACAAAGGTGCTGAAACATTATGCACCTTTTATGCCCACTGCCTTCGAAACTTATTATGAACCATTCTTTGGTGGTGGGGCAATGTTTGTCCATGTGATGAACACCTATCAACCAAAGAATGTGGTGATCAATGACATCAACTCCGATGTCGTGAATATCTACAAAGCAATCAAGACTGATCTGACTGAGTTTCAACAACGTCTGGATAGTCTTGAATCTCAATATCTACCACTGAGTAAAGATGACCGTAAAAAGTTCTACTTTGATACCCGTCATCTTCATGCCTGGAACTATCAAGAATGGAGCAAAACATTTGAGGCAGCAACATTATACTTTTTGATGAAGACTGGGTTCAATGGTATCTACCAACTGAATAAGAATACCAACGGAAGGTATGGAACTCCTGCTGGATTGTTGAATCAAAAGGACAAAGTTTATGATCGTGATGTATTGAACTGGTGGCACAATGCACTTCAGAATGTAACTATCAAGACAGGAGATTGGAAAGATTCTGTGAACAATGATCCTAACGGTTTCTTCTTCTTTGATCCTCCGTATCGTGATAGTTTCGCAGATTATGGCAACGGTTTTGGGGATGATGCACTGACGGACCTGCTGGACTTTGCCGATGCACAAAATTTAGTTTTTGTTGCTAACCGTGCTGATGATGACTGGTTTGAGGATCAATCAAGGTCCATGAATGTGCATTACTTTGATATTACCTACACTGCTGGTCGTAGGAAGAAAACAGAGGAAGGATTTGCTGCTAAAAAAGCAAAAGAAATCCTACTTTACAAGACAAATAGAATCTCACTTATGTGACAAATAAGGAACTGGCACACCCCCCTCCCCACTGACCCTGTTTTCCTGTATATTAAAAGAGTCAAAGCAAACGACATCATGATCACCGTCAATCTGACTGAACGACAACTCTCACTGATGGAACAACTTGTAGGTGAAAAGTTTAATGAAGTTGCACAAGCATGGTTGCCTGCTGATGAAACAAAAGACATGAACAAACTTTGTTACAATACACTTTTGAATCTTCGTTGTGTTCGCATGTCCAAAGAGTTTGACGAAACTTATGGTAAAATGGAAACAAATGGTATCCTATTTGATAAGAAAGAATACCTGCGTGATGTAGGTCTTGTTACAGATGAAGAACTGGCACAGCAGGGCATCTCCTGACCCTGTTTTCATGTATTCTATAAAAGTCAAAGGAACACCACTCATGACCACTCAAACTTTCTCTGATTACGTTGCAACTCAAGATGCACGCAATGACATTCAACTCAACATCCGTAAGTATTGTCTGATGCTTTGTGATGCACTTGTGCTTGACTATACATCACAGTATCCTGACTCTGATCCTTACAAGTTCTATATTGAATCTGGTCGTAAGTATCACAAAATCATCATGGAAACTGGTGGTGGTTCTCGTAGTGTTCATGCCTTTGTTGATAAGAAAACTGGTTCTGTGTATAAACCTGCCAGTTTCAAGGCACCTGCTAAGCATGAACGTTTCAACCTGTTAATCATTGAATCCCGTGAAGAATGCTTTGAGCGTGCAGATTGGGCAGGCGGTTATCTCTATCTCAACTGAATCAAAAACAACACACAAACATTTCACCCACATTTTCTGATGGAACCTATTCAACTCGAATACCTTGCCGACATTCTTCAGGATCTCTACAACACATTCATGATTGATGCTGATGATGTTGGAATGTCATTTGATGAAATTTGTATGTATGTTGAACAATTTGAGATGAATGAAGACATGCTCTTTTCTTTCATCAAAGAGAAAGCGAAAGAAAACGGAGCAAATCTCAATTGACACTGACTACTGATTCTCAATTACTTTCATTATGCCACGTTTTGAAGCACAAGTCTGGGTTTCTGGAGAACATCCTTATCAAGTTGAAACTAATGCGGCAAATGTATTTGCTGCAAAAGAGATCATTGCGCGACGTGAAGGTGTTGAAGAGCATGAAGTTCAACGTGTTTTTCTAATCAATGAAGAAAGTTCTTCTTCTTCATCATCATTTAATTCTCAAGATGGTGGTGGTGGAGATTATGACTTAGGTGGAATTGCTGCTCTTTGTTTGTTTATTCTTGGTGCATGGATTTTTGTAACTTTTTGGCCCATTATTCTCATATTGGGTATTATTGGGTTGATTTATTGGATTTATAAGGTAGTGACTGAAAATGATTAGTAATCCACCCTGTTCTTATCAAGATGTCTTGGAGTATTATCAATGGACAAACGACAGCAACTTACCCTTGCTTTGCAACATGTTGACGGAATTACCGAACTCACTGAAAACCTCGAATATAGGGATTATATCTACAACAAACTCATCACAGTGAAATGTGAATTAGAAAGAGAACTTAATAAGTTAAATGTAAATGGAACTTCCACCTGATTTCCCTCATCAACCACCCAAAGGTTTCTCCTATGAAGTTAGACAGTTCAAGCGTAATTGCATTTCTATCTGGATCTGCAATCATGGCATCTTTTCTTATACAAGTGAGACTCCAAAGTCAATCTGGGGTTTCTTCAATGGAAAGAAAGGAGAGTATTATGCGCCTATCAATGCCACCAAGTGCGGAAATAAGGTGAACGTAGAGAATACAACTCCATATACTGCAATGCAATTAAATCTAAACCCACTAGAGATGCAGTTGTTTAGATAAACTGGTTTTTCCATGCTTTTGTCTGGGATCATGCCCAATAGGGTCTGACGGATAAAAATGCAAGAAAAACAGGTTTCTGCTCTAGTGATACCAAGGGATCTCATCGATGAGACCGTTGAGACTGACCGATCTCCCCCAGTTTCCTGAAAATCTCCTGGTTGACTTAAATGCTCAACTTGTATAAAATAACAAAGTAAACACTGAATGAACCAATGAAAAGAGTTGTTGTCGATCTCAATGAAGAAGAAAATGATCTTCTATGGGAAATGATTGACAAATATCATGATGCATGTAAAGACGTTGATGATTATGTTTCAATCGACATTCTTGAAGACCTTCAAGAGAAGTTTGAAAGTGGAACATTTGAACATGACCTCTGATAGTTGTGATGTCTTACAAACCAAAGGTTGATGATTATGTGAAGTGGAAAGATCTTGAAGGTTGGATTTACTACATTGATGAAAAGAATGTTTATCTAACCATTGAGATTTCAGTGAAACCAAAACCTGATAATCATGTTAAGTTTCACCGCAAAGTTCATTGTCTTGTTTGTTGTTTTCGGATGAACTGGGATGAACTCGTTTTTGTTAAAAAGAGGAATTCAAAGTATGATAAAATTTAAGGTTGTGTATCAGAAACCTAAAAAGAAAGGTTATGCTCAACAGGAAGCAATTTTTTATGATGCAAGGGACGCAATTCATTGGGAAAGACACATCAAAACTCAGGGATGTTTTAACATTGAAACTCATCCAGTTATGTGAGGTGTGTGCCAGTTGGCAAGGTGCCCACCAAACCGGCACAAAGCACCGATTCCGTGTATATTAAAAGAGTCAAACAAACAACACCATGAATTTTCGATCAAAGTTATTTAAAGTTCTTTCTTGTGTGTTTGAAACAAACAAACAATTTACTTTATCCGAAGTTTATCAAATTTCTGAAGGACCAATGTCTTATTATTATCCAAATAATAATACTATCAGGGCATCAATCCGAGAAAACTTGCAACAACTTCGTGATGAAGGTTTTTTAACTTTTGTTGACAATAAAGGCACTTATTCATTCACATGATTTTTGACTTTGAGACAGAGTATCACTGGGGTGCTCTGATGGTTAAGTTGGTTCCCATGTTTGGATTCACAACTTACAAAGCAAGTGATCGTGAACTTATCTGGGTTTATGATGTAAATCAACCCAAAAATGGTTATCACGTTCCTGCTTGCAATCTTTCAACTTATTCTTACTGAAATGTGCACTTTTCCCATTGACGACACTCAAACAGCACAACTGAGACGCACAATTGCCAAAAGTATTGAAAACTACGATCTTCAACTCCTGAAGCGTATTGCTTATGAGTGTCGTTGTGAAGAAATGGGTATTTCTATTGATAGTAAGTTCCTTTACACTGACATTACTGATGACTAAAATCACACGATACGGTCTCACTGGAATTTGTATCTGTCTTGCTCTTGGCAGTTATCTTACCTTCCTAGCAGATCGTGATGCTAAGATGTTCTCAACCCGTACTTGCGAATCCTTTACTTTTCACCCTGATTGCCCAAAATGATGAACACTTTTCCCATTGATGAACAACTGATAATGTTGATTGATCGATTAAACAATGCGATCAATGTTTCCAATGAAGCAGTTGATGAAAAGGATAAAGGTTATCCTTTTGCAACAGGATATTCACGTTCTGCAATGGGTAGTGTTGCAGATGATTTGAGTAAAATTGTGAAACAAATGCGAGAGGAGGTGGACAGTTGAGCAACTGCCCACTATCGGTTGAAATGCTCTCGTTTTCCTGTATTGTATAAGAGTCAAAGGAACGACACCACCCAATGATCACATTCATTTCTCAAATCCTCGGTTCTGTTTATGCTCTTGAAGACGATGTGTTGATTGCAACTCCTCTTGACATTGACGGCACTTTTGATTCAAACCTTGACAATTGGATTGAGGTTGATCACCTTGCATTATTGGGCGAAGAGCAATGGATTCAGGACGAAATCAATCGTGTTGATAGCACTCTCCGCGCACAGTTTGTAGCAAACTGACTTTAACACACTTAACACACTTAACACTCTTTTTTGATTATGTTTGACGAACTCTGGTCTGAAATTCAAGATTGTCAAGGTGA